GGATAACTAGATGGACGCATACCATCTTCATCTATATCAAACGGTTTCGTATGATTACCCATATAAAATGGGCTAAACGTCATAGTAGATCCGTTGCACGATATGTTGGGACCATAATGCTGTCGGCTGGGAGCACCGTTATTCTGGAACTGTACAGCCTGATTGGTAACATTTCCTGTTGCTGCTGCCACAGGGTTGGAGGTGTTGTTTGTTTCTCCTTCATCTGCTTTTACAGGAGCTATTGAGAGAAGACTGATAAGGATACCGTAGTAGAAGTAGTGTCGATTTCTCTTTCTATTTCTGTTACTGACAGTACCTGACTGGCTGCTCTTGTCGTTACTTCTAGAGTAAAAGGATCGCCAGCTGTATGAAGAGTGAAGACTGAATCTGAATCTACTATTCCTCCAGATGTTGCTGAAGTATGAGTTATATTTTCCCCAGACCATTTGCTTAACGCTGATCCATAAGTTGTTGTAGTTATTTCCTCTACAATTTCTTGGGTCGTTGTAGTAGTTGAGTTCATACTCCCTTGTGTAAAGTTGGGAGTTATTAATTCTGCTTTGACAGCAGTTGGTGATAGCAGTAACAGGGTTAAAATCCATTTTTTCATTCTTCTTCTGCAGTATCTTGAACAAATTTAAAGAGCAATACAACAGCTAAACCGTAAACATAGCTCCATACGATGACTTGAAAAAATTCATTCATCTTTCTTTTTAGCCATTGGGCAATTTACAGGTGTACCTTTACCTTTAGAATTACCAGTGGTCAAGCCAAAAGTGGCCAGAGCGCCCGTAAACACACTTGCTACGAACGTGATATCTGAGTTACCAGATTTCTTAACCATAGGTATTTCTACGTAATTCATTGTTATTATAAATCCAGACCAAACTACAACGCCAAGTCTGACAAATGTACCTAAAATCTGGATTTGATGTTCTTGGTCCTCAGCGGCATCTTTCAGCTTTCCGAGGAGTCCTTTTTTTTCTTCCGTTTTTCCTTCCATTTGTTGACCTTAGCTTGTAGTTGTTTCTGAACTTTCTTTTTAATTGGTTCAAATAAAGACTGAGTAAGCGTAGTAGTAGCCACTGCTACAACTGCTGTAGTCACAGCTGTCACTACTACTGCTGTCTCAGGTACTGGCATCTGTATATCCAGTACAGGTATTGTTAGACTAGGTGCTTGAGGTTCTTCTGTAGCTTCTTTTTCTACCCCTTCAGGAGCCTCTAAATCGCTCGGAGGAATAACCATAGGTATATATCCAGGAATCCGAGCGTTAGGTGGTTTAAACTCAATTTCCATCGTAGGTAAGAGTTTAGGAATATTAGCAGTAGGTAAGTCTATTTTACCAAGGTTTACCGACACCTGTTGTTGGGGTTTTCTGTTCGTTAACGCCGTTCTCTACAGCCGCTTCAATAGCCGCTACAGTACCAGCTTTATCTGCATCTAGTTTTGCCTTAACCCAACCAAGAACTACTTCTTCAGTTAGATCAGCATAAGGAACTAGAGTATCAGGCTTAGGAAGATCTACTTCACCAGTAGCTCTGAATGAATAAGTGCCATCAGCACCGTTAACACGGTAGATAACTTTATTTACATACCCATCTGCTAGTTCACGCTGAAGGGTGTTGACTTGCCAAGTTTTTGTTGCCATTGTTATAAAGGTTTGTTTGCTATTAAGAATGTTTTATAGTCAGCTTTGACTTGTGTAGTCCATGCAGCGTTACATATTGCTTGTACATCTGCATCTTCTTTACTAATATCTGTATCAACTAGGTTATCGCTTGCATCAAGTGTTCCTGGTGTTAATACTTTTCTATGAAAGGAACGGGTAAGTTCTACACCATCTTCTTTGATGATTGATGCAGTTCTTACTTGAATGTTCCACTTATTAACGACTTCAATCTTGTCGTTTTCAGTTGTTTTTGTAATTGCCATTTAGGGTTAATCTCCGATTAAGACAGGTTTATGGCTTAGTTTAAAGACGTGCTAACGGTCTAGGAATCTGTAAAGAAAAAGGCTCCTACCCCTATATAATTGTTATTGGCGTTACTGGATAATACGACACTGTTTCCAGTAACTTTTTCATAAAAACTCATATAAGTAACATTATTGCCTATATAAGGATCGAAATCCGCACTATCAAGTGGGACATTACAGTAAGTGATACCGCCACTAGTATAGTTAGCACCACCAGCAGCTGCTGCTGTAAAAGGGAAACCCCCCACTGAAAATAGAGCACTATTAGTAGTACAACTAAATTGCATCCTGACACTTACAAAAACTGTTTTTCCAATTTTTCTATAGTATCCATACTGTTCAGAATATGAAATTGAAGTTCCACCTCCAGATAAGGTTGGTGTGAATGAACCCTCTTCATAGTCTGCGAACAGTTCACTTGTTGCACCTCCTGCCTGACTGGTAGCACCAAAGTTAATACCATTACCATCAGAAACTGTTACGTTACCACTAACAGTAACACCACCTGAATCTGTCTCAAGCTTCTTAACGTCGTCGTAATATAAAGATACACCAGCTTCATTGGCTATCGTTAGATAATTATGATCTCCACCATTATTCTGGATAGCAATAACATTACTTCTTATATAATAAGTACCAGTGTTATTACTTAAATAACCATGTCCTCCAGAATGATATAGTTGAACGTCATTACTATCTCCTGCTGTATAAGCTGCTCCATCAGGTATATTAGTTCCTCCACTATAAGTAGAAAACTTTAGACTATTGTCGTAAAAGAGTTTTACAGCCCCATTACCAAAAGATTGAATACTTTCTTCCCAACTACCACTTGCAAAGTTTTGAATGTAACAACCACTACCTACGGTATCAGCTTTAATTTTCCAATAATCTTCATTATCATCCCCATCATCAGCTACAAGCCTTAGTTCAGCAGCATTACCTTCACATCCAGTAATCTGGAACTGTGTTTCACCACCTGAAGGTCGTTTAACTATCGCTCCAGCGGTTGTTGTGTAAAAAACTTTAGTTGCATCATAGTAGAGTTCTACGCCTCCGTCACCAGTGCAAAGAATAGAATTTTCACTGTTTTTAGCTTGAATACCTATTTGATAAGTACTTGTTCCACCACGAATCCATAATCCTCCAGAATGTGTATTGTCAATGTATGAATAAGATCCATCATGGTACAGCTCTAAATCATTACCTGTACCAAATCTAATCTTCTCATTATCCGAGAGGTCGATTGGAGTCTTCAAACCTCTGTCATCTATTTTTGTTAATGCCATAGTTATTTAGCCTCCAATGCAGCTACTTTAGTTTCTAGTGTTTCAATTTTTGCTATTGCTTCTTTTAAAGCAGCAGTTAATAAAGGTGTTAATCTTCCGTAATCCATTGCCTGATAAACAGGGCTACCAACAGCCTGTTCTCCAGAAACATCAAATTCAGCTTGAGTAACAATTTTATCTTTTGTACCAGATACTGCTCCTGGAATTAAGTCAGAGACTTCATGTGCAAGAAATCCATCTTGTACTTTATTATTTTCATCAGCAATCCAATTAAATCGTCTAGGTTTTAATTGTTTTACTCTAGTTATACCATCAGCTATATCAACAACATTTTCTTTTAATCTATAATCAGAAGATGTGTTATATGTAACATTTGATCCATCACATGTAATCTTTCCTTTAACAGAACTTTCCCATCCAAACTGTATAAACCTATCGTCACTACCAGAACTTGTACCTGTTTTATTTAGATACATACTAGACCAGTTATGATCTCGGCTTGTTGCTAACTGAAGGGAGCCTTTAGTTGCTTCATACCAAAAACCATTCTTTGCACTGGTTGCTGAATATAAATCAGTTTGTTCGTTATCAAGCCCCATAGAACCAGTTTTTTCAATAGTCACCTTATTTGCATAAGACCCACTAGTATTGTTAGCAAAAGTTAGATGATTATCATCATGATTATTTACTATTCTCCAACTATCACCAGCATCATCTGCTTCATCAGCATATAGGTATAAAGCTGCACTTACACCTTCAGCACCAATTATTTCATGATCTCCGAATGTTTTAGCTCCACCAGTAATTGTCGCAAACTTCTTACTGCCGTTGTAATAGAGTTCTACGGCTCCGTTTTGTTGGCAGCTAATAGCAGACTCATTTCCGTTTTG